ATAATCAACTGTAAGAGGGGCTGTTATATTACCCGTGAAAGTAACCGTACTACTAAAGGTAACAGCACCAGTAAATGTATTGGTTCCTGTCCATGTGTTATTTGAAGCAACTAATGAGCCCGAATTAAAAATTGGGAATCCCGTTCCTTGAGAAAAAGCTAATGAACTAAACAACATTAATATTAAAATAACCTTTCGCATTTTTATCTCCTTTATTTATTGTGGCCAATTTTCAAAGAAAGCCTTTGGCAATGTATATAAATATATATCTGTTAAATATTCATGTCCATCTATACTATTATTATCTCCAAGCCAAACGATACTATATGTAGAACTTGGCACTTCTGTTTCATAATTATTTACTAATCCCCAATATTCATCAGAGCCATCTATTTCTGTTCCTACTCCCAATCCGGTAGTATACCCACTCGTTCCTAAATAAAATTCCAACTTTTGCCTTGAATCTGTTAAAGTATCTTCAGCAAAGACCCAGTAAAGAGAATTAATATCATAAGAAGTAAAAGTTTCTCTAACTTCCCTTGCAGCAAATGTACTTCTCAAACCGCTTACATAAAGAGAATTATTCGCTATAGCAGAACTTGCTCCACCAGAGGCAACCCAATCTACAGCTCCATCAGCAGGAAAATGCCATTCATTGACAATCGTAGCATAAGAATTAATATTAGCTCTATCTATCTTATAAATAGCCATAGTTTCTATAGCACCATTCCAAGTCTGAGAAACATGCCCATTATGTATCTTAAAATGAATATAATCACCAGGGCTAACTATAGTACTCCCTTGATTTGGAGTTCCCCAAGTTCGCATAGTAGTATCTATATAGCTACCTGTTGTATATTTAAGAGAAGTAATGCTATCCCATGGAACATCAGTATATTGTCCTTGTCCTAATGAAGATTGATAAGTTCCTATGTTATTTATTCCAACTATTTGAGGCCAAAGTCTCAACCATTCTTCATTCTGAGTAGATGACCATATACTATCAAAATCTACTACAGCTAAGAAAAAATCTCCTTGATCATAATCATCTGTCGCACTTATCCATCCAAATTCTTCTCCTAAAGCAAGATTAGCAAAACGTAATTTACCACCAGAAGCTGTTAAATCACCCGGGGTTCCGCTAGTCGTAATACTTGAAGGAATAAGATTATCTTCAAAATCCATGTATTCTACTAATTCCCATGGACTACCACCAACCATAATCATCTGACTATCCTGAGAAAAAACAAAACTTGATATAGCTAATAATAAAAATATCTTCTTCATCGGTCTCTATAAGTTATAGTTATTGAAAAAACATTTACTGAATTTCCAGAAGTAGTAATTACTGGTGTTAAAATGTCTCCTGCATTAATTGAAGTAACATCAAAAGTTGTAGATGTTACTCCTGTAGTAATAGCCGTAGCATCAGAAGTCATAATATCTGTACCAGCAACAATAGGCGTAGATGATGATCGTTGCTCAATATTAAATGCAACTGTTAAAGCACCTGTATAAGCATAGACCTCTGTAATAGTAATATTTTTTGGTACTTTCCATCCGGGAAAAATATCTGTTGCAAAGGTAGATCCTGTCTTACCCCAAGAGATGCTATGTGTATTAATTACATAATCTGTAATAGCTGTTCCTGATCCATCCCAGAGGAATAGACTATCAACATAAAATTTTTCTCGTCTGCCCAAAAGAGATAGAACAAAGAATGAGTAAAAGTAATATTAATTTTTTCATGGTGCTATACTCGGTTGGTTGTCGCCCTCGACCTTCATATAGGCATCAGAGGCAACGGGTTTTTTCTTGAGAGCAGTACCTGTAGAAGACTTTACTATAACAACAAATTTTGCTGTTAAAGCTATGTTTAAGGAATAAGTACCATCTCCATTATCTGTATATATTCCTATTAAAGTAGAATTAGTATTCGCGGCATAATCAGCAAGCTCATCACCTGTATTCCAAGTATGTGCCTCCATAATATATCCCGGAGCAGCACGACCTGTATTCTTATTTAAAATTGTTCTTTCATCTGTCATTTTCTTAAAGCCCCCACTCCAATAGGTATTGAAACTCTTCCTCGTGTACCTCGTTTGTTATTAGCACTTCTTGCAACATTCCTGAAAAATTCAGCCTCATGTGATCTGGCTAAAGCAATCTGTTCTTTATCTTCAGCTAATCGCATCTTTACATAATAAACTAATGCTCTTGCCAAACGATCATCAATGGCAATGGTATCTGTAACAGAAGTAGGTGTAGAGACTTGTGTTGAATACTCAAGCATGATTGCAGCAGTATCAGCAACAGTAGGTGTTAAATATAATTTTCAACTCTTCGTGAAGAGAAAGGATAGCAATTGTTTGTCCAGAGATATAATATTTATATGTATTTAAATCAGTAGCCAAAATATCCTCACTAAATAATTATTATTTGATCATCATCAGTAACAGAGTCAACAGAAGAATCTTGTATAAGATTTACATTCTCTATGAGATCAATCTTCTGATAGATGCTATTATCAGAGTCCACAAGCTCATATACTCCATTAAGTTTTTTCATCGTACTTGGCAAACTATAAAAACGTGTATTAGCCACTATATCAATCGTGCTTCGTGTAGCATCTGATGGTGTTAAATCTGCTATAGCAGAAAGACCATCATTTATAAATTGTAGTATTCTGGCTTCTTCGCGAGAGCCAACTTGTTCCATAATATTAAGAACGGTTATTGACATTAGCTTCTCCTTGTGCTTGCTTGATAGCCATAATTTGAGAATTACTATTTATGAAATTACGGACATCAGCCTCAGCTTGTTTAAAATATTGATCAGATTTTTGAACATAGATATTTACTGCCTCGCTGAAGCTACGACCCATAGCAATCTCAGCCATCGCACGCTGTACTTCTTGAGCAGCAGCTTGAGTTGTTATCTGAGATAATTCAGAGTCTTCAGCCGTAAGCTGATCAGCGACAGATTTTGTTAAGGTATCTCCCATAGCACCAGCATCAACATGAATAAATTGAGCTGTATCACCCATAAATGCCCTCGCACTTTGCAATGCTCTGTCAGCAGTACCTTTATTTACCAGTTTATCTGTATTTAACGTAGAGAAATAACTTGATAAAGCGGCAAAGTCTAATGCACGTGCATAATTTAAAATTATATTTTCTATATGTTTATATGATATTGCAGCATCATCGGTAGTACTTGTAATAACAGGAGGAGTAACAGTTGTAATCAAGCCCGGATATACTGCTGTAGGAGTAGGCTTGATAAAAATCAATCCACCACGTACAAAATAAACAGGAAAATAAGCGGTAGGCGCATAAAGGCTTCCCGAAGTATCTAACTGATTTGAGAGCGAAGCAGGAACCTCATCGCACGTAATATTTTTTCTTCTTACCTCAAGGACTTCATCAATATTAGAAACAGCTTGTCCATTCCCATCAGTAATGGCTGACCCATCGGTACCGAGGAAATGTAATAATTTTCTTGGGATAGAAGAGATTGCATAGACAGAACCAGCATTTAAAAAATTTACAACAGAAATATCTGATGTTTCGGTAGTCTCACTCTTTGTTACATCTCTTACTTTTGATAATAAAGTAGCCACGATTCATCTCCATAAAAAAAAGGGGGCAAGCCCCCTAATTCAATTAACGATTTAGGCTACTGTTCCCCATAGCTCAATATATATTCGTCCAGCATCATAAGTGCCAACTGTTCCTGCTTCTCCAGATGTTAAATACAAATATTCATTTGCGGCTGGTAAAGCAGTAAAAGGCTTAACTGTTCCAATAGCATGGGCACCAGCAGAAGTAACTAAAGCAGTTTCAGTTAAAGTCGCCACACCAGCATCATAAGCGCCTGTTGCTTCTGATGCAGAATATAAATCAATATCATCTGCACCGGTCGTAGGAACTATTGCACATCCCATCTGACCTTTGAAAATTATACCATTAATAGCAGTTGTAATTTGAGCAATATAACTTACTCCGGTATCACCTATAATATCTAAATCTGTAGTTGTAGACTTCAACCCTGCCAAATCAATGACAATTGTTGTCTTTATAATATCGCCTATTTTTATAACAGATGTTTGAATAGCAGCAGCAGAGGCAGTAATAACACTTGAAGGTGTTACCAATGCCGCTTGAGCTGAAACATCGCAGGCTGAGTTTAATTCAGCAATAGTCGCTGTAACAGTATTCAGCGACAAAGCATCTTTTATTGTATTATTAAAACCGTTTCCAACGGCAGCAGCTAAAGGCATATCATTTCTCCATTTTTAATTTAAGTTAAAAGGGAGATTGCTCTCCCTTATAATTTTTCTGAAAAACTATATATTAGATTCTTCAGTAGTGAGAAATTCAATTACAACGCGTGCCTTTGCCGTAGGAAGAGAAGAGTTAGCCCCTCCTAAATTCCATGCAATAACAGTACCTGCGGCAACAACATCAGCCCATTCAACATATTTTGTATTAGCCGCATTAGCAGCTAAAACTTTAACATCATCTGTCAAATCAGTAGCTCCTGCAACATCAATTGCCATAGAAGTCGCACAAGCGAATGCAGTTGTACCATAGTTCAAAACTGTTAAGCATTGTACGACAGATTGAACAGGAAACCGATAGATAACATCACCATCAGTAACATCACTCATATCATCAATCTCAACCACAACGACCTTCTTATACAAAGATAGACCGTAAGCATTCTCATTTTGAGCAATAGTACCCGGAGAGAAGTGTGTGTCTCTATTTTTTATAGTTGTACTCATTTTTTACTTCCTCCTTATTGAGCTTTTAACCAAGAAACATGCTTCTCGGGATTTTTTAGGCATTGACCTAATTGTGTTTGAATTAAACTGGCATACGCATCAATACCATCTTTCTCAAGGCTTTGAACTCCAGCATATACAGCCGTATCTCTATTCTTACCGTTACCCACCAAAGGACTAATTTCAACTTCATCCAAAGAAAGACCGGCAATAGCAAGAGGACTATTATTTAAGTGGACATCTTCAACTAAATTGATATTACCCTTTGCAGTTTTAATAACACTAACATCAAGTAAACCAGCTCTAGCTTTCCCTGCATTTTCCATCTCATAACGGAAACTTGAATCAATATTTACATTATTCTTTAACAATCCACCAAGTAAGTTCAACCAATTATAAGTAGGTGTATCAGCTAAGAAAATCATATTATCTAAAGTTACTTCACTACCAGCATAAGTAAAATTAGTAATATCATGTAAGAAATCATCAGATGTAGCCGTATCAAGATCAATAGAATACATAGGAGAATAATTTAATAGATAATCAACAAATCCCTGACATTGTCTGTTCTTACCAGACTTACCTTGAGAACTGAAATGTAACGCACGTTCAATATCAAGATTATGCTCAATAAGTTTATCAGCCCAAAGGCGCATCCACTCATTGGGATCATGTTTGAATACCGTAGCCATCATCTCTTCGTCCATCTCAAGAGCAGTTTTAAAAATCTGCATATAAGCGAAACCAGAGCTATACGGATTATCTTGCCATCCAGCAGGATAGCCGGTACCAGCCGCAAAAGAAGTACCAATAACATGAGTTTGCTTGCTCACTAAATCAGTCTTTGTCTTTGCTAAACGTGTAGCATAAGTATCAGTTATTGCAACATTAGAAGCATAAGCACATATCTCAGTATCACCAGAAACAGGAACACTTTTGATAGTAGTTGTAACTTCAACATATGTATCAGAAACTTCAACAACATTAGTTATCAATGCAGTATAGTAACCCGTAGGCTGTCCACCACCACCAATAGTAGAGCCAACATTGATATTAATTATCTGACCCGCTATGAAAAACTTCGGTATCGTTCCAGCGGCTCCAACAGCAAAAGCAGCAGAACGTGCAGAAGAACTAACACCATCATATAGGTTGGGGATGTTACCCTCAGATTTATAATCAGTAGCAAGACGAAACAAATGAGTTGCGCCAACGGTAGTGCTAAGTGTAGCATCACCCGCAGAAATAGTAGTAGCACCATGGGCAATTACATAAGCATATCTTCTTGCTAAAGAACTTCTTTTTTCAAAATATTTATATTCGGGATCTGTCTGACTTTTCTTACGGAAAGTAGACATTAGATAAAACCAAGGATCGCGTTTAAACGATAACTCAGAAGTACGAGGCATCCCAAATCGTCGCCTCAAATCACCAGTATCAAGGGTTGACCCTTGGCTGGCACTATTATTTTCGGTTAATCCGGTCATTCCGGGTATATCAAGACTTGCCATTAGTTACCTCTCTTCATTGTAGAAGGAATATCATCGAGTTTGTTTAAAGATATTCGCAACTGGGTTCTTCACCTTTTTTATAGCCTCAAACACGAGATCATCATCACTCATTGCTTGCGCTGAAGAACTTGTTCCTGAAGCAGTGTTCGGAACTTGTAGCATACGCTCTCTTTGGTTAACCTTAGATTTATTATAATCTTTGATTACATTCCTATCACGATTTCCCAAATTCATTATCTGGAAAAGCATTTTATAGGTAAGCGTATTATTATTAGCCCAATCATCAATCTTAGCAATATCATTATCAGTAAGATTAAATTCTTTCTTCAAATCAGCTTTCTCTTGAGCAAGATTTTTGATCTCTTTCAATAGATTCTTGTTTACGATCTCTGTCATCTAAATTAGAATCAACAAGTTTTTGTGCTTGCTTTTTTACTTGTGCATTAAAAACTTTTGCACTTATAGACTCGGGATCACGCATAGCTTCATCGCTATCAAAAATAAAATCTTCTGGTAAATTTAATTCTTCTTGTATGGATTTGGGTTCACTTTTTTCGCCAAAGTTCTGAACATGCTGAAAGAAATCTGGGTTCTTCTGCATGGCTTCTATCATGGGGATAAATGGCTTGAGAGTTTCAAGTTGGCTGTTCAGTCGTTTAGCCTCGGTACCGGAATCTTCTAAGCGTTTTTCTAAACTCGTAATCTTCTTATTAGACTCATTTGGAGAGGGATTGGATTGACTTTCAACCCTTGCTCTCTCTTCATTGATAGCCTTGTTAAAAAGATTCTGAGGACTTACGGATGTTCCAATGTCTTCTTCAGATGTCTCACTTAGGAAAGCAAGATCATTGAATAAGCCTGCATTGTTATCTGCAACAGAATTGTTATCTCCTGTATTATTGGCAACTGACATATTTTATTTCTCCTTTTTTCTCAATTATTTTTCATGGATCAATATATATCACTTTTTGGGCTTGTTGTCAACCTTTTGGGTTTTGTCTTTTACGAAGTCTTTTATCTTTTTCTTACCATAATCGACTTCTTGCTTAAACTCTCCTGCCAATAAACTCATCCTTGATTGATTATCAACAACATCTTTTCGCATCTCGCTGACCATACCAGCCTCCTTGACTTTTCATCCTCAATTCAAGCAGTTGTCTCTCAAGAGTCTCAATATCACCTTCACGCTTTTTGATTGCTCCTTCCAGACCTTCCACCTGACTACGAAGACCAGAGTAGATGCTTTTACGTTTCATCAGACCTTCTTTATCCTGAATATCTGTATGGCGAATAAATTCTATGTCATCAATGATGCCAGACTCGAACCAACGGAAATATTCTTCTAACAAAGCCCACCTGTTGAGAGGCATAGTAGAACCAGCTACATAAGCTACATTATATTCAGCAGATTGAAGATCGTTGTATCGTCCTACTTCATCACCCAAATCATTATACATCGGGATATTAACTTCTTCAGAGATACTCTTTACCTCGCCTGTCTCAGCATTTGGCTGAACGACTTTAAAGACTTTGTTTATTCCATAGGTGGCTTGAGCAAATTGATTTACTATAAGCCCAAGTTTCTCCATACCCGGCTCAAAAATATTAATTATCCAGCCACGCAGTCTTCGTGTAGAGAACTCATCATTCGCTAACATACCTCGATATGTCTCTGGTTGATCTTGGATGATACCCATAGCAGAACCAAACATACCAATCAGATACTCAATGTCAGATTGTCCTTTTTCTACAATGTTATAAAAGGCTGTGTTAAGTGGCATAGGCTGTATGAACTCAGGCTTAGTGCCATCACCTAAATTATTCCAATATAATCTAGCGCCAGCAACAGACATATTTGTATCCCATTCTTCATCATCCACTTGCCCTTGCTGTATCAAAGCTCTAAGGTTACTACCGAGAGAAGCATTATGAATCATAATCTGATGTGCTCGGTTTATTTCTTTTTGCTTTCCAATGGCAGGTGAGATAAAACTCATCGGGAAAGGAGTACCTGTAAAAATTGCAGGGATAGAAAATAATGGGTATTCGCTGATAGGTTCTGGCAATAGATATTCATAGAGAAGCTGATCGCCTACACTACAATTTCTTTGTATACGTGTCTCATAATATGGTATTGCTGAAACGATAAATTCTTTTACAGATGGCTCGTCTTTTAGTAATTCGTATTCTTCTTTTGTAATATTTCGTTGTTCTACTTTTGTGGAGTTTTCTCTGGCTTGAGAGATGAGAAGTTGTCTTCTATCGGCTAATGCTTTCTCTGCATCTTTACCGGCTTTCTCTAAATCAAAGTCATAGCGAGCCTTTATTATTTTCCCTTCTTGAAGCTGTTGCCCTAAATCATTTTTCAACTCTTGTAATTCAACATCGATCTCCATCTTCATCTCAGTCATCTCTATCTCAATGGCTTTGTTGAACTCAGCTATATCCTTTGCTGAAGGAGGTATAGCAATAGTAACATTGACATAATCAACTTTTACCTTGCGATATTTTTCGTAATAATCCAACATATCACTAATAGAACCATCGATATTATATCCTTCGGTTATATCTTCTGGTTGGATGCTTAGGCTTTGTACTAAATCTCGTTGGGAATAATTTTCAAATGTTGTTCCGAAACTAGCTTTTTTAATCTTTTTCTCATATTGTGGGAACATATCGAGTAGAGCTTGCCGTGTCTTTCTCTTATAGATGATCTTGGCAGAAGAGTCATCACCATAAGGATCACTGCTATCTGGTGCTTCGTAGACATCGAAAGCATTCTCCCACACTACGCGTACCTCACCAAGACCTCTATCACCATCAGGGTCTTGGATAACATGGAAATATCCTTTTGACTTAGTGATTATATCTGTTACTACCAGACCAAGAATAGATTTTCCTTTTGACCCATGCCATACATATTCTGTTATAGCAGCAAAGACAGCTGCAAAAATCAGTATCACTACCATCACGACCAACAGCTTGCCATCGTGGATTATTAGCAGTAAGGAAATATTTCATTAGCTCTACAGCAGGAAGAATCATGTTAATAATGAAATCGGGCATCCCGGCTGAATCTAATTTTGTCTGTAAGTCTGAATTTATCTGATCGTTTAAAGCAAAGTCATAGCCCTCTTGATTTGTGAGGTGCCATTTTTCTCGGTGGGTGGTTTTGAATGATTGGAATAATGTATAATTCTCGTAGGCTTTATCCTTGTTTGATTTCCTTCTCTTTGTATCTAACATTTATGTTCTCCAATTTAAGGCGGTCAAGGAATTTATTATTATACTTTGGTCTGATTCCATTACAACTAACAATATCATCTATTAAACTCTTTCCTTTCCCTCGTCCACAATTTTGCCCATTATTGAACGAAAATGGGCACTCTTTATCTATTTTTTTACAAAAATCGAACATAAAATAGCCCTTTCTATCTGAATTGCCAAGTATTGGTAACAGTTTTTTTAAATTTCTTCTTTAATGATACTGTCAATTTTCTGTTTTGGTTGGGATAAGCTCTTGAGACTCCTATGTGTAAAGCATCGATTGTATCATCATGCGCCATCTTTGCACCGAAGGTAACGATCTCATTTTCCAAATCGTACATAGTATTTTCTCTAATAAAGATTTTACTGGCTAAAAAACGCTGTCCAAGACTCGTATAAATACGATTTACCTTATCAGTCTTGCCAACAGGCTTAACAGGAATGACAATTATATCCCATCGGTTGAGAGTATTTCTTCTGTCATCGAGGGCTTGGAAGACAGAGCGTGTCATAGCCACATCTTCAACAGCGGCTGAGATGACATGGTAAGAATTATAAAAATCTATGATATAATCAATTACCCCTTTCCCACCTATCAGCTCACCAGAAAGATTACGTTGACCATAAGTAGGGATATTCCTTCTGCGTTCATATTGCAGAACATAAACTTCATTTTTAGAATTTAAAGCGAATACTATTATTACCGAGAAATCAGCATGCTTGGTATTTATATCTGTTGCCGGATCACAACCAATAAAAATGTTTACCTGCTCACGCTTGCCATTAGGATGTGCAATCCAATTCTGATCATCCGAACGGACATATTCAACATCATGGTATCTAATGACTTTTCTACCTAAAGGAGCCGTTTCATCATTTTGTACCCGAAGTAAATATTCCTGATAATATCCTTGTACCCCTCTGGGGCTTGTGGCTATCTGGGCTTTCCTTGAAGCAAGATATTCTTTTGTTAGTCTCTCTGGCCATACCAAATTCCCTCTTTCATTGATAGCAGGATAATATAATATTGTCCATGCCAAAACCCTGCGGAGATCAGGATCATCTTTGATCTTTTCATATCGTTCGATCATAGATTGCGTGAAACCTGCATAATGGACAGGGGTATTTATGAAGATAAATTTATTACCTAATTGCCCTTGCTCAATGCCGGGCATCAAAGCATTGGTGATGGTATCAGCAAATTTGTCGCGTGCATTATCTGTGATGGTATTCTGCTCATTCTCAGCATCATCAGCGATAATACAACTATAACGCTCTGCGCCAGTATCAACAGAAGACATCGTATCACCACGCAAAGAAGTAAGGTTCGAGGCTGATAGCATCCTGTCATCATATTTTGTCGTAATATCTTCCGCAGTCCATCGGCGACCCTTGAGATTACCAAAGACTTCAATGATCTTCTTATTAAACTCCAGCATGTCTTTGATGTATTGCGTATTATTTTGAGATTTTCTTTGAGATGATGACACCCAACCAATGTGCTCAGTCCTTCGTTGTCCAATACCCCATTCTTCTGCTACTTTAGAAAAACAAAGCTTTCTAAGGATATGTGCCTTGCATAAGGTAGTCTTAGCAAAGTCTCTGGTAGCAATGAGGGCAATAGGCTTTTTATCTAATTTGTCAAATTCTTCCATCACCTCATAATGTGCCGGTGGAGAAGGAGCTTTCTGGAAATCGGGAAGAAAAAGTTTCCCAAAAGCAATCGTGGACTTAGATGCTTTCAGGAGAGCTTTTTCCATTTTGGATAGGTTGGGAAATTTTAGGTTTAGATTACTCATCTATATTATTTTTCGCCTAAGACAAGTTTAAATACTGCGATTTGTCCTTCATAATTAGCAAGCTGTAGTTGTTGCTTCTTGAAATCAACAGATTTATTATTCTTCAAATTTTCGTAACAAGATAATGTATTCTGATATTTTTCCCGGAAGGCTGTTACAGCTTCTGATATTTTATCTGCCTTATCAGCCTCTTTCTTTACTGGTGGTTCTTTAGGAATATTTACTGCCTTTTTAGGAGTATCAGTCGGATTTATCTTCTCCTTTGGCATTGCTTTCTTTGGGCTTGCTTTCTTCTTTGGACTCGGCATTATTGCCTCCTTTTGGTTGGATTTCTAAAACTTCTTCTATTAATTCAGGATTGATATTTTTAAAAAAGCCTGTGTTTGAGGCTGGTTGTAGGGAGTGTTGTGAAGGAGCATCATGGTCGGGAACAGTACCTATCACCTGACCAACTTTTATGAGAGCATCAAAATTTCAAATCGATCAGACTTAGAATCTTCAGCTAATTTCTTTATATTCTTGAAAAACCATTCATCCGTTACGCCAGATTTCTCTGCCGCTTTTTTGATATTTTCTTTTATCCCTGACACAATAACCTCTCTTCCCATCAGTTCTTTTATCTTGTATGTATAATTGGCTTTTGGCCAAATATTAGCAATCAAATTTCTTGGGTCTTGACCCAAAGCATAAAGCTCGATGAATCTTTTGTCAGCCTTGCTAAGAGACTTCTTGCTCATGCGGTGTGCTATACCCGTATCTAATCCATTTAATGTATATCTACTTTTATGTTTATCAAAATCAGTATCCATCACATACGGAAGATAATCTCGTTTTTTCTCTTTATCAACTACGAAAGTTCCAACGACAGTTCTGACCATCGTTCTGGGATGCTGATAAGGCTTGTCTTTCCAGCGATGCTTACGCTCGGTATATGTTTTTCTATACAGAATCTGTGCTATACCACCATCATTAGCCTCAGCCCAATCGCCTATCTCAGCTTCTTCCCACCATAATAACTTCGGAACAACACCATGCTCAATGAGGAAATGTCTTTCAAATTCTTTTCTATCCTCGAAGACAAGATGTTCTATACCTTTAATCTTCTGTGATTTCATATAATATCTATTTATACTCTCTCTATTGGTGGTGGTGGGTTGACACTTATATTGGACTTCGGTTTATCTTTCGGTTCTCCTTTAGTAACTTCAGCCACCTTCTCCTTCTTAACTTTAGGAGGGTCGATCTTCTCTTCCTACTTTTTTAACATCAACCTTCGCGACATTCTCTCCCTCCACCTTTTTTACTTTTTGTTTTCTTTTCTTCTTGCCATTTATTATCTCAACTAACCTCAACCCACAAACGCTGGCGATGGCAGTAAGCAGTCTCAGGTTAAGTGTCATATTGGTGTAGATGGTATTAGCATTAGGCTTACCCGTTTTATACATATGCCCAAATTGACCAGCATTATAACTAAGATAAAAAGTATATCGAAGAAGAAATGCTCCCTTGAAGTTAAGACTTTTCTGGAAAGCCTCAATATTATTAGAACAACCCTTGCTCATCTGGAATTTCAACTCAGTAGCAAGAGCCGCATGGGTGCAAAGAAGATCATATAAAACAGATGACAATTCCTTTTTAAAAGCGGGGCTGAAACGAAGGTTGCTGATGATAGACTTCTGCATCACCCTTAACACAGCACCCACTTTGTACGATAACTCCAGATATAAGAAATCTTTCATCATAGTGTTGTCAGGAATTGTAATTTGTTTTTCTTCTATCTTTTTCTGAAAAGCATCTAAAGTTTGTAACATCTATCCTCCTATTCTTTGTCTTTGCTGTAATATGACATTAGTACGTCAAAACGTCTAATCTTCTTTTTCTTAGCCTTTGCAGAATCAAATAAAATATTTGGGTTTACCTGAAAGCCAAGCTCAAGCTCTTTTAAAATATCATTCTCTAAAAGCCTTGCTATGACAGAATAAACAGTGCCACGCGATACTTCCGTATGGCGAATGACCATCTCTTTTGTAACAACAACACGATTGAGATGATCTCTATTCTCAATAAAATATAATAATACTTTCATTGCTTTATCGCTAATCAATCCAACAGCATACAATAGATTGTCAAGCCACACTTTCTCCCATCCTATATCAACATCATAATGTTCAAAGTGTCCTGTCATTACTATCTCACCCGTTTCAGGATCAACAAGCTCTTTAAAGCCCATAATCTTTTTTCCTTTTCCAAGGGTCTTGTCATCTATCACGATCACCTCCTTTATAATGGTATCGTAAATTCAAAGTCTTCAGAAGCATAATCTTTTTCATCATCGTCATATATTATTTCAATATCTGGACGTGAGCTAATCAATCTGTTTGTTATCCACTTCTTATAATCATTGTTTCTTTTCTCTAAATCTTTCTTGATATCGTCTCGCTTAGACTCACTACGTTTCCATACAATGCTCTTAGGAAGATCACCTTCAAAGTTCTTCATCCAACTACTCGGAAGGCGAGGATGGCTAAATATATCAGGACGTTTAACTTCTTCTTCTTCCTCTGGAATAACAAAAGTATCAAGATTATATGACAATCGACTGCCTTCTGGAAAGTTCTTTCCTATATTATATCTCTTTCCCTTCTCGTCTAAATAATAAAACGAACCATCATCGTCTCTGAATATCTTATCTTCACTTATCAATGACATTACTTCCTCCCATCTTTAGGATAAACATATTTACATCTGCCACAAACAGTCCACTCTCTACCTTTAAATTCCCATGGCTTAGATCCCTTCGCAGGGGTATGACCAAAATGCCTACATATAAAATTTAAAAACCGCTTCCACCTATCCTCTCCCATAACACTCCTTTTATTTAATATACTTCAATATAATACAATTATATCTAACCTTCCAATATTCTATACATATTTTATCCCCTTTTTTCCAATATTTTGGACATTTATGTCCAATATTTTATACTACTTTTTGAGTCATAGCAAGGATCTAACTACCTCTCTCTCTTAGTATTATAGAGGAGAGTTTTAAAAAAGGCTTTTTTCACTTTTTTGAAACCGACGATAAACTCATTCACTTTGTATAATCGTAAACTTACATTATTATTTTAGTATAAAAAAATTATACTTATTCCGAACCAATATTTATATCACAAATTTTATAAAAATTTTGTCGCTTGAGAATGTATTCATCTATGGTACCCCCAAAATCGGGTTTTACTTTTTGCCTTTTAGGTTGAAACTCGATTCAAACTATTCTATTCATTTAATTAGGAGTCTACCATGGCTATTCAAGAACTTGCGTTTATTAATGAAGAAGGAAGACCAGTTAGGTATCTTGCCGATCTTACAGAGATTGACAAGACCAACTGGAGCGAAGATCGTATTGCCTATGAGAAAGAGCTTACCAAATTGGGGTGTGAAGAGCCCCACTGGGAGCAAGTCTCTCTAAACGGGAAAGGAACCGTGAGAGAGCGGACGAAACGGGCAATCATCAAGTCTACCACCCTTGCGGCAATTGTACGCAAGCAAGCCTTTAAAGACGGGCTTGAGGAGAAAGAAGTCTTCGATCCTATTGATTAATTGAGAACCCCCTTCGGGGGGATTTTCAAGAACGAAGTCTCGCTACGCTCGTTTTTATTAGAGCGTCTACCTTAGAATATAGAATAAACTAACTAAATAATAAGGAATATTTAGTAGTAATCAGAAGCTTTTCTTCAGCCAATGGATAAAGGGCGGTGATACCGACACAAGCTGATAAATAGAGTAACGTGATCTCATCAATCATTATTCTGATTACCACCAAGTATTTTAACCAAATAAAAGGAGAACAAAATGCAAATATCCACAACAAAAAGCAGCTTAAATCATTCCATACCTTTTCAAATAACAATAAGATTAGACAATGAAGAAGAATATGATAATCTTCTTTCTATAATAAATGAAGAGATAGGGAGTATTAAAACTACTCCTTCAAGAGTTAAAATAGCTGCAACTATATTTAACATTCTTGAGGAAGCAAAGATTGAGAATAACTATACTATCAAAGATATTTAACTATAACTGCCCTATTTAGAGGGCGAAAGGAATACCCCATGACAAAGACATGGATAATGATAAATGAAGGTCATACTCTACTTCCAGAGCAACAAGAAATTCTGGAAGAAAGGTATGGAAGTTGGGAAACTATACTTATCCCTGAAAAGGGATGGAGTATAGAAGAAATGAGAAGTATAATCAATGATTCAAGATTTGAATCAACTCTCCAAGACGAAGTTATAAAGACAGTAGTGTTTGTATCTCCTATTGCTTATATGATAGGGGAAATGAAATTAAATAAAGGATTCGACGAAGGAATCATGGAGAGTAACTCTTGGGAAGATATATATAAGATTTCTCCAGTTGTTAAGGTTTTCTTTAATGCCCATCGGGAAGCAAAAGAACTTCCCGGAGGAAAGATAATTCATACAATTGCTAAAGACAGGATGGCTAATTGGTATAATAGAAGTATTTCAAGGATACTGATATCTTTCAGTATCCTATTTTTTAAGAAGGAGATATTATGAATAACAACCAATTACTCTTAGAAAGTATCAAGCATTGGGAGAGATTACAAGAATACACCAATGAAGAAGATATTTTAAGAGAAGGCTTAAGTACACAAGATTGTGCTTTATGTTTAGAATACAATAATGTATTAATAAAAACTAAAGACAATAATTGTATTGGTTGTCCAATTGCTACTGATACACATAAGAGATATTGTAAAGACACTCCTTATGAACCAGCCCTTAAATATTATGATACTGTTTACGAAGGAGCATTGTTGAATATATCAAAATGGCATAAGTTATGTCAGGCTGAGATAGATTATCTTAAATCATTAATCAAAAGAGAGGTTAAAGATGCTAACAAGAAATAAAAGACAATGGCTTATGATAGCTATGTTTGCATTAGCATTTACATCAATAAGCAGAATACTTTATGCTTTAAAAGATAGAGATTTATCTTCTGGATTAATATGGTTATCAATAATAATCATCACAATAGTTTTAACTACAATCATATTAGATCGCAAATCATAATATTTCCTCTAACGAAAGGAGGGATGCTATGAGGTAATTAATTTAAACTGGCTATTGATAATCATTTAGGTCGTTGTGATATCAATAGTCAGATTAAGTTTATTATCTAAAAGGAGAAACAATGTTTGAACATATTAAGACTTTTCTATTAATCATATTTATGATATGGCTGGTGTCAGCCATAATGAATTCAATGTGGGGATAAACTGAGGGGATTCTGGAGAGCTATTATAGTCTTCAGGATTCCCTATTTTATATAAAGGAGAAAGGATATGGATATTTTAGCACAGATTACTCTTGGTGGTATTGTTGTCATAGGATTTGTATTTATCTTCATTTATGTCAGCAATGTTCCTTTGAATAAAGAATGGGCATTTGTCATTAAGACGATGATAACAATAGAGTTATTCCTAATGGGCATTACAATAATATTTTTCATCTTAAATATAGAAACTTATTTTTAATAAAAAGGGAGTAGATATGAATGATTTTGTAGAGATGGAAAGATTCCAATGCCCTGTTTGTGGAAATATACACCAACATAATGAAGGGATATTGATCTCAAAGAATCTAAAGCCAATAAAGCAAGAAAACACTGTTACAGGTGTTTCTTTATGCGAAGAAGATAACAAGATGTTTGAAGAAGGTTATATCGCAGCAATAGAAATAGATGAAAGTAAGTCTGTTGTTGAGAATGATACAGTAAAACCTAATGAAGCACATAGAACAGGTAATATAATTCACATCAGACGAAGAGTATTCTCTGATATCTTTGAGGTAGCTGAGACACCTAAGATAATGTTTTTCATTAATAGAGAGTTGTTTACAGCCCTTAAAGGTCAAATGGAGGTAGGCAGTGAAAAAAACTAAATATTGTATAGTTAATATGAATGAATTAGCTCCTTATGGGATAGCTCATAATATTGTAAAAGGTATTTCACATCTTGATATCCCTCTGGGTAGTAAAACAGAAGAAAGGATTGATAATATGTTTGAGCAAAAGAGACTAAAAAAATTACAAAGGAAATAATTATGAAATTTAAAGAACTTGTAACATCAATCAAGTTACATAACAATACTATTCCTATTTTGGCTAAGGTAGATAACAAAAATATTCGCGTTAGTATCAATAAGAAAGCCATAAAAACGACATTCAGAGAATCTCATAATTTCAAGACATGGGGTCAAGTAGTCCTTTGGATGTTAAGATAATTATATTAAAGAGATAAGTTTGTAATTTTATCTTACTTATCTCTCCAGTATAATTAATTGGAGGTACCAAATGAAAGCTCCTCTTGGAGATAGAATTATTTTTGGAATATATATTATATTAAATTTCATCCCATTTATTTTAATTTGGGGGTACGCATTTAGAATATGGTAAAACAACTAACAATTAAAGGAGGCAAATGAGCGCATATCGCATCAAGCAACAAAGATCCGGCTATTATGCTGGTCTAAGACAAGCCAAACGAGTCATCAAGAGACATCTCCGAAAGTTAGAGACAGGAGAGCTCATTGCTCGTCAAGCAAAAGAGACTTCTATAGCAGTAGAGTCTTCTTATAATGAAGCTATTAAAGCTCTCAAAAGTTCTACTTTTATGGGTAGAATATTATTTTTATTAATCCAAATATTAAACATTTGGAAAATTACTAATCTCTTAACCCTTTGCAGAGTTTTTCTTGATCCTTTGGCTCTGTAAAGGTTTTTATTTAAGGAAACTCCCCTATGAATATGAATAAACAACAAGTAATCACTTCACCTCATTTAAAAGGGCGGAAGAAGAAAGTTTTTGATGAAGATGAAGATAAGATATTTTTTTGTCTTAGTTGTCATACTGTTTGGCAAAGGCCGAGTGCTGTCTTCAAAGAAGTAGCATATTATAAAAATCTACCTTCTCTTGGTAGAGTAAGACGTATTTGTCCTTCATGTGGAGGATAAGAATATGAATAATTATGAAATTTGTACAATGATAATATTAATTATATTAATTATTAGATATTGGAGATTTATTGATGAAGATTAAAAAATATTACCTTAAATATCGTAATTTTATTCATGTATGCTGGGCTTCCTCTGAAGCAAAAGCAAAAAGGAAAGCATTAGCAGTCATGGAATTTAAAGGAATGTTTTTAAGGAGGAAAGATGATTTCACTATCATTACTCAGCCCGAATATTATGAAGAAAGGAAGAAAAGTTCCACATTTGAATAAAATTAAGATAAAAGCTAAAATAAAACTCAAATTATATTTGAATGGAGTGTTATATCTATTGGATTAACTATATTAGTTTATTATATTATACACTTTAGTTCAATTAATATATGAAAGGATTACAAACAGAGAATATACTGTTATAAGTAATCCTTTTTTCATTTAAAGGAGAATTAATCATGGATATATCAACAAAATCATGGCATTATAAGATAGTCAAAATGTCTGATAATACTCCATTGTCTTTATGTACCTATTTTTGGACATTTATAAGAAATTTAGGAATATTATTATTAGTATTATTAGTTGTTGGATTTTTTGTATTTAGCTTTTTTAATACAATAATAGTTTTCTTTCTTTATGGGATAGAATTTATACCTGATTCAAGCAAAGTAGCTTTTGGTATGGTTTGTATTATTGCTTTTTGTTTTTTATGTGCTTTTCTTTTTATTAGGACAAAAGAAAGTGAGTGGTATCAAAAAAGAAAAATGGAAAATATACAAAAACCACCAAATATATTATTTAGCTATCTAAAAGCTAAAAAAAGAAAGATATGCCCTATGATTAATTATAAATATTAATCTAGTTTTGGAGAGATGGCTGAATTGGCTAAAGCACCCGGCTGTAACCCGGTAGTACCCATTGAGGTTGAAGGTTCGAATCCTTCTCACTCCACAAAATTCATTAATTAACAAAAGGAGAAATGATGAATAAACAACAAGGCGCTTTTATTGAGTCATTAAAGCGTAACAATACCCAAATCCGCGATGAAAGAGCCATCGCCATCTATGAAGACGCTGAACTGATTTATAAGCGTAATATTGAAGATATAGAGGTCAATATTAAAAGATTAAATCGTAAGCGTGAAGGGATGCTTGATCTAAGTCCTACTCATGCAGATTCATTAGTATTAGCGAAAGATTTTGATTCCAGATCTTTCTTTCGAGAAGATATAGAACTTGGAATAAATATTCGTAACGAAGAGATAAAGCTAAAAATAGCAAAAGATCGTTATGATATATTATTTACAGTTAAGAAAAGCTGATGAAAAAAATTCTTGAAAATATATATAATGATCATATTGATGCTTTAAACGAGGCAAATAAACAAGACCGATATATTGGTAACGAAAGTTGGTTTCAAGCCAGTAATGCAGGTTTATGTATCAAAAAAACTGTATTACAATAAGTTTGGCTTTAAGCGTCCTAAAAAAAGACATAAAATCAAATCGTTTATTACGTCTTGGAACGATTGTTCATGTAGACATTCAAAATGCTCTACTCAAAGACACTACAATAAAGAAACTGATTGAACATGAAGTAAAAATCGAAGAACTCAATGTACGAGGATTCTTAGATATTGCCCTATTAGATACTAACCCGGTGATGGTAGTAGATATAAAAACCACATCGGCTTTCAAGTGGCAGAAAATGTTTGGCAGAGATTATAATCGAGACACAAACCCATCTGAGAATTATCAACTACAGTTGGCTACTTATGTTTATGCTTTGTCAAAGGAACTTAACCTTAATCCTTATGAAGAAATTAAAGGTGTACTTTTCTACTATAAGAAAGATAACTCTGATATGAAATGGGTAGAGATAGATTCAAACTACATTGACAAAGCAATCGATTATTGGGAAGAAGCAAATTCCTATAAAGATGAAATAACTAAAGACAATATTAATGATATACTTATTCCCGGAAAGACTATGAATGTACCTGTTATGAGATGGGAATGTAACATAAAATATTGTGATTTTGCAAAATATTGTAATTCACCACATCTAACAAAGGAGTAATTGTGGAAAAGACAAATAACGCGGAGATAAACTTCGTTGAGACATATTTAATCGAAGAAGTAAAAGAATTGATTCATGACAATGATAAATTGGATGAATATCAAACTCTCATAAAAAAGATTGGAATAAAAAGCAGTCTTTCTTCTTCTACGGTAAAGAGTCCAATTCCTTTTATGCCATTAACAGCTGAGATGAGAAATACTTTTCAGACTTTATGTCCATCTACATCAAAGATTAAAGATTTTGATAAGACACCGATCCCTTTAGCAATATTAAAGTTGATCAATATGTCTATTGAAGAAAAATATTTCTCTGAAATCGAAATCTGGCATGATTATAAGGCACCAGACCCTGTAGCTATAGGATGTGCTGGTTATTTTTATGCTTATAATAGTAAAAATGATCTGTTAAAAACAGATGATGGCTATACAATAAAGTTTAATACAAGAGAAGAAGCTCAAGAAGCTACTGGAAAAGGTAATAGTGTTTATTTCTCAGAACAACAACAATATATTATTGGTCGTTGGGCTGATGTAAAGGCTTCTTTTCCTGAATTACAACAAAGAGCTAAGGAAAGATATTTAAAAGAAATAACTATTTGTTCAAATAAAGCTATTGTTCATGCACAGACGAGAGTTAGCTGATGCAGAGATGGAAGCCTTAGAACGATTTGGAGTATAACACTAATTAAAATCATTTAACCAAAGGAAACATGAAATCTAACTTTAAAAGCTTAGTGGAATTTAGTCAAGAAGTAACTCGCAGAGAAAATGCTAAAAAAGATTGGCTTGTACCCACTAAAGAACTTTATCCGTATGAAAATAACAATGAGCTCAGACTACTCTCTTACTTATCAAACGAACCAGTATTTGATTCCCCTGTAAATAAGCACGCACAGCATCAATTAGCTAGTATTTATGGCATACCCATAAAGTATTGGGAGTCAATGAAAGAAATCCCTCATTTAAGAGCTAAGAACCTCGAAGCATGGTTTAACGAGAAGCAAAGTACTCGCATGATAAGAGAATTAGATGGTGATATTCGTGCAGTCGTATCTAATAGATTTAAACCCTTCGATAATTTTATTGTCATCAATGCTATGATGCCTGTTTTATCAGAATACAAAAGTGATATGATTATTAATGCAAATGTACTTACNGAGAAGAAGATGTATCTTCAGNTACGTTTCCCTTCAATAGANNCTGAAATAGCTGATGGTGATAAGATTCAAGCAGGACTTATCATCACTAATTCAGAAGTCGGTGCTGGTAGCGTAGATATACGTGAGTCTATATGGAGAGTAATATGCTCCAATGGTATGATTAGAGAAAGTATATTCCGGAAGTTTCATGTCGGCTCCAGAATGAGTGCTAATGAAGAAGATTATAATATTTATAAGGAAGATACTCTTGAACATGAGATGAAAGCTCTTACAGGAAAGATAAGAGATATAACTTCCTATGCCTTAGAGACTCAAAATTTTTGATAAATCAATTGAGCCTCTTCGTAATGCAGCAAATCGTAAGTTTGATGATACGATAAAAACTGTTCAGAATGTTACAAAGCATTTTAATATCCCTGATAGTTATCAAAATGCAATGAATAAATATTTGTATGAATCTAATGATAACAGTCAGTGGGATGTAGCTAATGCAATAACAGCTTTGGCACATGATTCTGATAATCCAGACAAAGCCTACGACTTTGAAGTTTTAGGCAATGATCTTGTGAAATTTACCGATTCACAATGGGAGAAATTAATCAATTGACATCAGCCAAGTATAGAGTTCTTAAAAAACTCATACGAGGCAGAAGGGTGATGAGTCATTGGAACCATCACCCTATCGAAAAAGGCTGGATTCCATCTATAGAGTTACATGGTTATAATGTAGGTGGAAGTCGAGCTGGTGCCAGAATACATGAGTTGAAGCATGATCATGATATTCAAATTGATTGTAAATATATCTCTGTTTTCATAGATAATAATGGAAAGAGAATCGGAACATGGTGTTATAAATTAATTAATCTTGGAAAAGCTATTAAATTACACAGGGAGATGACTGATGAGTATAATATTTAATGATGAACTTGAAGACTTTGTAAAATTACGAATTGGTATGTCAATGCTAAATCTTTCAGCTGAACTTTTAAAGAAAAGTCAGGAAATAAGAACAGAAAAAACAAGCAGATAGCGAAAGTGTTATTTCTAATGGTATTAGAATTGGTAGAGCTTTTGACTTTTGCTGAAATATCAAATATCATAGCTGATATTGCACATATAGGAGCAAACCATAATGGAAAATAATTTAATGACTTTGACAGAAGGAAAGACTTTATCTGAAGTATTTGATTCTATCAAAGAAATACATTCTAAAGTATCAGAAATAATCACTCCCCAAAATTGTATAAAGAATAAAATGGGGAATGAANTATGTAGAATATGATTATATGAGATTGATTGCTGATGAGAATTATCCGGGATGGTCTTGGGAAGTCATTAATACACAATTGATTGGTGATAAAGCTTTTATGGTTCATGGGAGACTTAAATGGATAGACTGTGGTCTTCCCAGAACAGGTGATACTACCGCAGCACATCGTATTCAAAAGAAAAAAAGTTCTGATGAATATGTTGATATTGGAAATGATATTAAATCAGCAAATACAGATTGTATCAAGAAAGCTTTCAATATGTTTATGAATATTGCAGATGACATTTATGATAATCAAGTTGAAGATGTAACTTTAACAGAAGAAGAAATTAATACTTTACATGAAAGGTCTTCTTTTGATGCTACTCTTCAAGGAAACATAAAAATCAAGATAGAGAAAGGAGATATAACAAAATTAAATTATGAAGCTTCTCTCCGAAGAGTTAAAAAGCTCTCAGAAGAATAATAAAACCATTTCTTCATAAGAAGAATGAAATCTATGAACTTTTAACTGAACCTGAAGAGAGACTCTTACTCATAAAAGCAATTTTACAGAAAAATAAACATCAACCAAAAATAACTATAGGAGATTTTTGATGAGAGATATGGAAAACCCACCAGTATATAACCCGGAAAAAGATGGTGAACAAAAGCTTTATGAAGGTGATTACCCTGCTCATATTAGCAGTCTTGAATGCAAGACTTATAACGATTCAACTGTTTATGATTATAAATTTAAGATCGCTACTGAAGCACATAGTATGACTATTGATGATCCAGAAACAAAAGAAACTGTACCGTTAAGTAATATGGTAGGAAAAGAATTTAATCTTGGTCGTGATGCGAGTGTCTGGTTGAATCCAAACCCGGGCGATAATGATGGTTGGAAGAATAGAAAATATATTGAATTCCATACAGATGTCTGTGGACTTAAATTTCCAACAAAAACTATTGAAGACGTAGAAGTAGTAACTCTACAAGAAGTAGAAATTCAAGATGTATTTGGTATTCCTGTTATTATCACTTTAGCCTATGAATTTAGGAAAGATGATAAGACAAAAAAATACATGAAAGTTGTTAAAGTAACTCCTTGGGATGCTGGAAAAAGAATATCCAAAGAAGATGCTGAAGAAAATGATTTGCCGTTTTAAATGATATTATGATAGTAAGTAAAATAATATATAAAGAGGTAGACTTAGAAGTAGCCATCCTTTAAAGAGTAGGGAGAGTACTAAGGCAGACGATAAATTCCTTTGGTAGTAGAAGTGAATCATATTGACTTAGATAAATATAATCCCTTTTGGTGTAGTAACACATTTATATATTTTTGGTTTCCCTTGTAGCTTAATGGTTAGAGCGATTTTGGTTGCAGGTTCGAGTCCTGTCAAGGGAGCAAATTAATATTTATAATAGGAGGATAAATGTCTTGGAGAATACAATATTTTATAGGGAAATGTAGTAAAAAATATAGAAAGTATTACTATTTAAAAAATCAAGGTAAATACTTATGGGGTCTTATTACTTTCTACAATGATACCTTTTTAGACTAAAAAAAATAAAATTATAATAGGAAAAAATAATGGAGCTTACAATAAAGACATCTTTTAAAGATGCTGAAATAGCTAATTATATTCTAAATATAGCTATCTCTCATTTAGATAAAGAAAAAGCTCGTTCAAATCTGAATTTAAGTAAAACAGATGTAAAAAAAGCAAAGAGTTTTCTTAAAGCTTCCACCAAAGCTCTTATTAATAAAATTAGAGAAGAACGAAAAAAGGAAATGAAATGAATGAAGACATAATGCAAAGACTAACAAATTCTTTTATGGATGGTGTAAATTTTACTCCTTTAGAAACAGACCTATTAGAATTTGAAAATTCTCTAAAAGAGAATGGACTTAAAATAACTTCAATCAAAAAAGAAATAAAAATAAAGTATGGTGATTACGAGCAAGTAAATGGAGCAGTTGTAAATGAGTTGATAGATAAACTAACAAACAACCGCACAGAAATAGATAAAGATAAGTTAAACGATGAATTTAGAATGATTATATCTCATGCCTATTTAGGCTATGATCGAGTTAATGACATGGGATTGAATGAATTTAACACAATGTTAGATAATTTAGTAAAAGCTGTAAGGAAGACTATTAAAAGGGAATATAAATGACTCAAAACAAAGAAATTAAAAAGAAAAATTCTCCTGTTACAGTTAGAGTTGAGTGTGATTGTGGTGGAGAAATATTGGAATTATCTTATTGGAATGATGATGATATGTATTTTCTGACAATGTATAAGTCTTCTATTGATAATAGTTTTTGGTGGAGATTAAAACAAGCTTGGAAATATTTTAGGAAAGGTGAATTTGAAGGTAATTCTATTGTTTTATATAAAGATGAGTTCAAGAAGTTTGTAGATGAACTAC